CGTTGAAAAGTTTGCGCGGAGCCACAGGTTTGCATTCAATGTACCTGTGGCATCCGCCACTTTGCCTCCACAGGTTTACCCGGAAGTGGAGCTACCTGAGCTTACCGTTGAAATACCACTCAAAGGCCGTCTGTTTGATTTCCAGAAAAAAGGAGTGGCCTATATCCTTGATAAGAAAAGATTGATTGTAGGCGACCAGATGGGCCTTGGAAAGACTGTGCAGGCTATCGCGGCAGTATCTGCCTCAGATGCTTTTCCATGCCTGGTTATTTGCCCGGCCAGTTTGAAACTGAACTGGGAGAGAGAATGGCAGATGTGGACCAACCACAAAGCGATGATACTGAACGACAACATAAAAAGGACATTTAAACTTTTTTATGAAGCTGGATTGGCAAAGGTGTTTATTGTGAACTACGAAAGCCTGAAGAAATACTTTGTGGCCGATATGCCAAAGGATACCAAAGGTCTTACGCTCCGGGATATCACTTTCAATGAAAACAAAGACTTTTTCAAGTCGATCATTATCGACGAGGCGCACCGTGTCAAAGATCCAAAGGCTCAGCAAACAAAATTCACCAGGGCAATTGCCGATAAAAAGGAATGGATCCTGGCCCTTACGGGTACACCTGTAGTTAACAAACCAAAAGACCTGGCAAGTCAACTGGCAATTATCAACCGATTGGGTGAATTTGGTGGATGGAAAAAGTTTGTTGATCGTTATGAAGAGCCAGATATGTACAAGCTCCGTGAGCTTAACCACCGACTTAAATCAACCTGTTTTTACCGGCGTGATAAATCGGAAGCGACCGATCTTCCAGCCAAAACAAGACAGGTGGTGGTATGCGATATTACTACCCGAAAGGAATACAATGAAGCGCTGAAAGATCTGGCTGATTATTTGAGAAAATACAAACAGGCAACTGATGATCAGGTGGCCAGGTCAATGCGCGGTGAGGTGATGGTCCGGATTGGGATTCTGAAAAACATTTCTGCCAGGGGAAAACTGGAAGCATGTTTTGAATTCATCCGGGACACTTTGGACAATGGCGAAAAGCTGATTCTATTTGGGCATCTGCGTGAAGTCCTGGGGGCCGTAAAAAAGAAATTCCCATCGGTATCAATTACCGGAGAAGATTCGACACAGGACCGCCAGCAGGCAGTTGACCGGTTCCAAAAAGATCCTAGAGTTAACCTGATAGTTTGCAGTATAGCAGCAGCCGGAGTTGGCATAACCCTAACGGCGAGTTCTACAGTAGCTTTTATTGAAATGGGCTGGCACCCTGCCATCATGGAACAGGCCGAAGATCGTGCACATCGCATAGGACAGAAGGACCATGTTAACTGCATATACTTCATTGGCCGGGATACGATTGATGAATGGGTGTACAAGCTTATTGACGAAAAGCGCAGCATGAGTAGTGCTATTACAGGTGCCAAAGACGATGTTGAAGAATCTGTAATGGATGGATTAATCGACCTGTTTAACCAGAAATACAATCTGATATGATATCACCCTATGTTATACCAGGAATAATACTATCGATTGATGAAATTGTGGCTGATACATTCAATGTTTATGTGGAAGATCTTAAAAGCAGATCCAGAATACGGGAACTGGTCGAAGCCAGGCATTTTGCAATGTGGTTCAGAGTTCTCAATACAAAAGACGGTCCCAGTAGGATTGGCCGATTATACGACAGGGATCACGCCAGCGTAAACCATGCATGCAAGACAGTTACCAATCTGCTTCATACGGATAAAACCTTTAAGAAAAAAGCTGAATTAACCATCCGAAAATTAAAGGAGGCTGGATATGGCAAGAACTAATAAAGTCGGAATTGATTACTTCCCTTTTGATGTCGACTTTTTCAGCGATGAAAAGATAGAATTTACATCTGCCAGATTTGGCATAAAGGGTGAAGTAATAGCTATCCGGCTTCTTTGCAAAATTTACCGTAAAGGCTACTTTACTGAATGGAATGAAGATGAAAGCACTCTCCTTGCGAAACGCGCGGGTGATGGAATTACTCCTTCGTTAGTGAGCGAAATAGTGAAAGAATTGGTCAAACGCGGATTTTTTGACAAATCCCTTTTTGACAGGTTCAGTATTCTATCTTCAAAAGGTATTCAGAAAAGGTATTTTGAGATTACATCACGTTACAAACAGGTCGATGTTATTCAGGAATATTTGTTGGTAATACTAGATGACAGGCATAATGTTAACATTAATTCTATTAATGATGACATTAATTCTATAAATGCAGACAGTTGTACACAAATTGAAATTGAAAGTAAATTGAAATTGAAAATGAATAATGCTGCAGTAATTAATGCAGACATTATTGATGAATTCAGTTTTGAAAAATTCTGGAATTTGTACGACAAAAAGGTTGGAGATAAATCAAAACTTGAAAAAAAGTATAAGAGGTTAACTCCAATTGAAAAGTCTGAAATTTTTGAATACCTGCCAAAATACAAAGCGGCAATACCTGATAAACAATTCCGGAAAAATCCCGAAACATTCTTAAATAACAAATCTTGGAACGATGAAATCATCCAGAGAAATGGAGCCAATATCAAGAATTTTACCAAAAGCGACCGCACAAAGCAACTTGCACTCGAAGCAGCTCAAGACCTTGCCAGACGTATGGCCGAAAACCAGGCAGTCAATCGTTAAAAAGGTTTTGGAGCATTACCCTACCGAGGCTGAATTTATCACAAAATTCAACCACCGGGCGACTGTTAAGCGCTATGAAGATATCAAAACAGTTGCACACGCTTATGATGCCGGTTTTGTGACCCTTGCTGAACTGAAGGTAATTTATTCCGCAGAGGCTCCCAGGTTCCTTATAGAATCATGGTTGATGCAGTTTATCCTTTACCTCGATTTGCCCTTGAATAAAGACCAGATCAACGAGCTTGCCTGGTACATCTACGAGGAGCTTTATATGCTCAATATGGCCGAACTAAATCTTTTTTTCAACTTCATTAAAAAGGGACGTTACGGCAGTTTTTATGGAAGAATTGATCCTGCAGAATTGCTCCGGTGGTGCCGGGAGTATCGCCGAGAGCGAGGAGCCTATGTTTCAAAATTACCTGATAATTATCAATCGCCTGTATTGAAAAAGGCAAAAGAAGAATTCATTAAAAACCTAAAAGAAAATCAGAATGACACAAAAAGTTAAAACCGGAATCAAACGTAACTGGTTCCAGATCCTGTTCGGTTACAAGTATGTTGCCAACCTCAGAACCAAGGAAATCCACAGCGTTGACAGTGGTTGCAAATGCTTAAAAGATTTTGCACGGCATAATCAGAAGTATTTAAAGCGATCCGAAATGGTTAACTATTTGGCCAATGGTTACAATGGGTGCCGGTGGTGTATGTCAGAAATCGACAAAGGATGAAGAAATCTGGAAAATTGAAGGTGAGAGCCTGCAGTAACTGCAGGCACACCGGCAAATGCAATCAAGAGTATTACTTTTCAAAGGAGAAGATATTTACATGTCCTGATTTCCGGGAGAAAGGTAAACCCTTATGAAGAATATTGTCAGATTCAAATGCTTGTTATGCGGCCGTAATAAATTTACAAGAAAGACAGCCCATTACTGCGTTGGTGGCTATCGGAAACGCCACATTAAGTGGGAAATAATTGAACAATTTAAAATCAACGAAATGAAAGCAAGTGAATTAAGGACAGGTAATTTGATTTACTTTTTAGATGACAGAAAATTATCAATCAAGAAAATTTGTACAATAGGTCAAATACCTGACGCAGAAACTATGAAAGTAAAAGCCGATAGATATTTTATTGGTTTTTCAGATTCAGGATTTTGGATGGATTTTAAGGATGGCAAGTTTAAACCCATACCGCTCACAAATGAATGGATCAAGAATTTTGGTTTTACTGAATCCGAAGCAATTGGAGTATTTTTTTCAGGGAAGATAGACCTTGAAAGGATTTCGTCAGACCAGGGTTATGGAGTATCTATTCATGAAGAACCTATCGGACTTGAAATAAATTACGTCCACCAGCTTCAAAACCTATACTATTCACTTACTGGGGAAGAATTAACTCTAAATAATGAAGATAATGGAAAATAAATATGAACCGGCTTTCCCTATCACCGAGGACCAAATGGATAGGATTGATCATTACCCGAATATGGTAAAGATGGCGGGGATCTCCAAACGCCTCTACATCGCAACTGCTGCAATGCAGGCGATTATAACAACCACATCTTTCCCATTAGGCAGGCATACTTTGAAGGGAATAGCCCGATTGTCAATTGCTATGGCAGATGCCATAATTGAGGAAGATTCTACTCCTGAGTAAAATATTCAATTTGAGAGATTTATAACATAAAAAAATCAAAATGACAAATAAAAACTTTGAGCTTAAAGAGGGTCAAATAATGATCTTCAAGAACCAAAAACGTGAAAATAATACACAACCGGAATATCGGGGGAAAATTAACATCGCAGGAGAAATTCATGATGTTGCCCTTTGGGTCAACACGTCAGCAAGTTCTGGTAAAAAGTACATGTCCGGAATACACACACCAGAAAAGAAACAGCAAACGGTTGATGGTATCCCATACAAAACGGTCGGCAATACACCAGAAGAGGCAGAGAAAATAAACAACGAGGATCTTCCATTTTAAGATTCAACTTGAATTAAATATGAAACTAAAAAATAAAAATCATGAACATATTTAGTAGAGTAAAATACGAAATTATTTTCTTAGGGATTAAGATCTCTAAAGGTATAGAATTTTTAAAACTTTGGGTTGCTTGGTGTAAAGAGTTTGATAAGAGGCTCAGAGAAAGTATCCATAATAATGAAACAAAATGATATGAAAACTAAAGAAGAAATCGCTCAATGGGTAATTAATAATAGATACCCCAAAAGTGAAAAAGATAAAGTTCCAGACGTAGAAATGTATCATAAGTTAGTGGAAAGCATAGAAGCTCTATTCTCTATACCCCGTAATAGCAATAATTATACACAAGGATACAAAGATGGGTGGAGTGATTGCAGTAAAGATCTTGTTGTAAAGATGCACAAAAGTTTGGATAGCCTTGTTGATGACTATAATATTACATAAAACATTCAGCTTGGGTGAAAGTTGAAACAGTATGGAAAAAGAACTTTGGGCTGTAGTGAGAATATGCGTTCATCCAAACCAAAAGAAAGTGGATGAACTTGGCAACTGGAAGGTGAACCATTATCACTGGCATGTGGTCAGGGAATGGCACTATCCTAAATGGATAATTAACCGGCACCGGCCATTTTTCACCTGGGTTCACGCACTATATCAGGTAAGATTCAAATTTCATCATGTTACCTTTCGTTACTGCGGATATTATCCTGACACAAAGGAAATAATGTCCAGTAAACGACAGCTGGCAATATCAGCGGCAAAAGCTCAGGTAACAAAGATTGAAAATGTGATCAGTGACTATGAAGCCCGAATATCCCAAACATTGTTCCAGAATTACTCAGATGATCCGATTCATAAAAAATTGCTTGAAAAGCTTGAACAGAAAAAATTCAATTTACAGCAAGCCGTCATGATGGCGGTTGAAGAAACCATATAAAAACATTACCCATGGACTACAAAACCTTTTACAACCGCGTACAAAAAACTTATCCATTTGTAACCGACCACCTGGCGCCGGATCCATTCCTGCGAGAGATGACCCAACTTCCTGATCTTCTTGACAGGTTCGTTGCGATTACTGGTTATTCCAGGGAGGATATTATCAAAAACAGAAATGATTCACGTATACTTTTTGTGGCCGTAATAATAAAACTGTCAGATCCTCTTTTTTTCAATTTCGATGAACGGGCCAGATACAGGCTGATACTTTCATTGAGTAGAATCCTTCGCTGCGATAAAGGACAAATTTTATACAATCTGAGAAAGAGTAAAAATTTCTGGAAGGTTTACCCAGATTTTAGAGATAAGGTTGGCCACCTTTATGACCAGATAATTTTGCTATGAAAGTAAGTATACCAGTGAATTACATTCGTTTGGATTCTATTGAGAAATATCCAAACAATCCGAGGACCATTACAGATTCAAGCCTGCAGGATTTATGCAAATCTATTCAGGAAGATCATCTTTATTTTGAAACCCGGCCGATAATATGTTCAAGCCGGACCGGAAAGCCGGTGATTATCGCGGGAGAAAAAAGATATCTGGCAGCATTGAAATTGGGATATGAATCGGCGCCTGTCGCAATTATTCCAAACCTTACAGAAGAAGATGAGCAGAGAATCCTTCTTAAAGACAATGGATCTTTCGGTGAATGGGATTACGATATGCTTCAAGATCTTGGATGGGATCTAACGAATTCCACAAAATGGGGTGTTGGCATTGACTTTTCAAGATTAACCGATGAAGGTGAAAAATCAATCGTTGGAGATGACTACGAACAAACGGCTCACCTGCAATATCTTTCTTTTGAAAACTACAAAATTCCGTTATCGGAAATTGAAGTTTCGAAATTGCATAACGCCATTGATACATACATGGCTGCAAATGGCACTCTAATTGGTTTTGTTAATTCCATTTTCCCGGGAGATGAATAACATCGTTGATATTGATATTTCTTCAATTGCCGGGGCCAGTTATAATCCTCGGGCAATATCGGATGAAAAAATAGCCGCGCTCCGAGAAAGCATTGAGACCCTTGGAATTATAAAACCTATTATTGTTCGCAAAGAGGATGGGACAATCCTAGCAGGTCACCAGCGGACAAAATCAGCAAAACTCAGCGGATTCAATACTATAAAAGGATTTTACCTGACAGATGTGAATTCAACTGACGAGGTACGATTTAATCAACTCCACAACCTTTCCGAATGCGAAATCTCAGAAAAGGCGCCTGTTATTCTGGTAAAGGCCGATACCCCTGATGGAGAATTTTCAATGGTCAAGAACCGAGATATTCACATTATTTCCCCTGGTGAAAAAAATCAGGCAGTAAACCAACTCTCGAAACTCATTCTGAGATATGGCCAATTCGCAAACGCCATAATAAATCAGGATGGCCGGGTGATTATTTCCGCAGTCTATGCTAAAGCTGTAAAATTACTTGGGCTTGATCTTTGGACCTTCCGGATTCCGAAAGAAAAAGAGTCGCTTGCACTGAAATATTTCTCAATGGAGTATGGTCAGTTTTCATACGACCATATTGAGCGAAAAACATACATTCAATCCCTGGCCCAAAAGAACAGGCTCCGGAGTGAATCCCATTCAAAGAGTACGTTGTACGAAAAGGTTGTTTTGCCAAAATTGTCAAAAAATGACAATCTATTGGATTTTGGCGCTGGTCAACGTGACTATGCAAAAATGCTCAACAAAAAAGGGTACAGTATTTTCCCAATTGAATTCTATCTCCGGCGTCCAGGCGTGGATGTAATTTGGATGTCTGAAATCATGAGAGATTTTCAAAGGATTGAAAACCATCTGTCATCAGTTGGTCAGTTTGATGTCGTTGTTTGCGATAGCGTTATGAATTCAGTTGATAGCATTCAAGCGCAAAACTCTGTTTTAATTACCCTGTCTGCATTATGCAAAAAAGGAGGTATAATATTCTGGTCCGGCATTCCGCTGAAATATAAACGAATGCACATCGACCGCAAAAACAGTTTTGACAGCAAAGAATCAGCCGCATTTCTGGATGAACAGGGATTTACCGGAAATTACCGGTATGGCGAGTGGTATTTTCAAAAATATCACACCAGAGATGAAGTAGAAAATTTAAATCGGAAGTATTTTTCAAATCGATTTACAGTCTACGACCGCGGTTTGATTTCTCCATCAGGTGAACTCAACGGATCTGCATACCAGGTTGAAACCATAAATGATAAACTACCTTCCGAGAAGGAAGTGGTTGAAGCTTTGACATTTGAATTTTCGTTACCGCTGCCAGGTGGAGAAAAACACCAGTTGGCAGATCGGATATTGACGGCTTATGCGAAAAGTTTGATTAACAATAGAACTTAACGATTCATCATGGCTTGGATACGAAGTAAAGGCGAAAGAGAATACGATAAGCAACTAATTGCCGAATTGTTTACCAAAGGGAAATCGTTTCGGGAAATTGCAGCTGAAGTAAATCAATTGCATGGACGAAATATAACCCATGTTACCGTTTTCAACGATGTCAAGGAATTATTAAACGACTGGAAAAAAGATCGTGATAAACTGATCGACTATCATAAAACCATAGAATTGGAAAAGATAAACCGGCTGGAAAAAACATATTGGGAAGCCTGGGAAAAATCAATTCAAGGTGTTAAGAAGTCAGAAGTAAAAAAACATGGCTCCCCTTCGGCCGTTGATAAAATTGAAAAACGGGATTCTGAAGAAACAGGACTGGGTGATCCTCGGTATTTGGATGGTGTTCAATGGTGTATCGAACAGCGATGCAAGATACTCGGTATAAATGCTCCGACAAAACATGACTTCCAGGGGAATATGTTTCTTGAATTGATGAAGACAGCAACAAGTGAATCCGAATAACTATGTACATATTTGGAAAGCATGGCAACAGGACTGGAACAAATTTGCGAAGGATGTTCTGAAGGTAAATCTGGATCCAGAGCAACAGGCCATTCTTGAAGCCGTTAGGGTCCATCCGCGAGTATCTGTCTGCTCAGGGACATCCCGTGGAAAAGACTTCGTGGCTGCAGTAGCGGCCATTTGTTTTTTGTACCTCACTCCGCGATGGTCAATTAAAAAAGAATTGATTGGCAACACAAAGGTTGCAATGACAGCCCCGACGGACCGACAGGTCAAGAACATTATGTTCCCGGAAATTTCAAGATTGTTTACCCGGGCAGGGATACTCCCAGGGAGGTTGGTAGGTTACGATATCAGAACCGAATCAGAGGAATGGTTTTTAACCGGCTTCCGGGCATCAAAAGACAACCATGAAGCATGGTCCGGATTCCATGCCGTAAATACGATGTTCATTGTCACCGAAGCATCAGGGATCGAAGAAACTATTTTCAACGCCATTGAAGGCAACCTGCAAGGCAATTCACGTATGCTTATCGTTTTCAACCCAAACAGTCCAACCGGTTATGCTGCAAGATCCCAAACATCGCCAAAGTGGAAAAAATTCAGGCTCAACTCCCTGATGTCACCCAATGTTTTGCGGAGAGAAATAATCATTCCAGGACAGGTTGATTACGAGTGGGTGAAAGATAAAGTCGAGACATGGTGCATGATGATAACTCCGGACCAGGTAACCGCAGAGAAATCAGATTTTGAATGGGAAGGTAACTGGTACAGGCCTAACGACCTTTTCAGGGTGAAAGTGCTCGGAAAGTTCCCAGAAGTGTCTTCTGATACTCTTATCCCGCTTGAATGGATTGAGCAGGCACAGAAACGTTGGATGGCAGCCAGAAAACCAGAACTGCCTTTGAGGTTGGGTGTAGATGTGGCTGGCATGGGCCGTGACAACTCAGTATTCTGTCACCGGCATGATTGGTATGTTGATCGCCTTTCAATTGTCGGCCGTGCAGGTGTGGCAGATCACATGCAGGTTGCAGGCGAAATAGCCAACAACTTAAAACAACCACAAAACAAAGCATTCATTGATACGATTGGCGAGGGCGCCGGAGTATACTCCCGTCTGGTTGAGCTAAATTACCAGAATGCCTTTTCATGTAAGTTTTCTGAATCAGCAGAAGGACTGAGCGACATAACCGGAGTATATAAATTTGCCAATATGCGGGCGTTCCTATTCTGGGCAATCCGTGACTGGCTAAATCCGGCATATAATTCAAAAGCATGTCTTCCTCCATCTGATGAACTTACGGAGGAATTAACCCAGATAAAATGGAAGTTTCAAAGCAACGGGAGTATCATCATTGAACCAAAGGAAGACATAAAACAAAGGCTCCGCCGGTCACCAGACTGGTCGGATTCATTGGCCAATACATTTTATCCTCATGATAATGCTTCATCTGGAATACAAGATTTGGACGGGATATTTTTTTAATTATATTTGCTATTCTTCAAGTCAGATTAATTTCTGACTTTGTGTGTTTGGGGGTTAACAATGAAACGGGGTGTACAAAGCCCCGTTTTTTATTTAATATTTAATCCTTTCGCAAAAAGTCAAAAATAAAGCCGGTAATGCCTGATTCCATTGGCATCCACCTGGGTAACTTGCACTCAAAAAGTAAGTATGTTACTTGATGATATTCTTAAGAAATCGCCAGCTGATCAGGTCAAAATCTTTTCCGTTAAAAAAACATTGCCCGATTATGAAACACTAAAAAAGCAATGGAACCCTTCTGAGCATGATGTTTTCGACCCTGTAATTCGGCCGGATAAAAAAATAAAGAAACCCATCGGACAAAAGGACCAGGAAGGCAAAGAAATTTATATCGATGGAACGGAGAAAGTAAATCGAATAGGAATCCCTTTTCAACGAATAATTGTTAACCGGGCGGTTGGATTTCTTCTTGGGAATCCTGTTAAAATAAAGAAATTCACTTCCAATGAATCACAGGAAGCATTGGCCACTATGGTTGAAAAAACCCTTGATGACAATAAAAACATATATTTTGACCGGAAGTTAGCCAGATCCGTCATGAGCCAGTGTGAAGCAGCAGAGCTCTGGTACTTGGTTGAAGACCCTACTTTCTGGAAAACTAGACTGGAAAAGAATACTGCGGCAAAATTCAAACTCAGGGTTAAACTATTAACACCAAAAGATGGAGACAAGCTGTACCCATATTTCAATGAGTATGATGACTTGGTTGCATTCAGCCGCGAATATGTTACGCTTGAAGGAGATAAACAGGTTCTTCATTTCGACACATGGACTGAAAACAAAATTATCAAGCGCGAAAAACGCGAAGATTGGACCAGCATTGAAAATGAAAATATTCTCGGGAAAATACCCGTGATATATTACTCGCAAGAGGAACCTGAATGGAGCCTCGTCCAAACAATGATTGACAGATACGAAGCGAAAATATCTTCATTTGGAGACACCAATGATTACTTCGGGTCACCAATGGTAAAAGTAACCGGGAAAGTAAAAAGCCTACCAGGGAAAACAACGTCGGGAAAAATCATTGAAATGGAAGAGGGCGGAAATGCCGATTACATGGCATGGACCCATGCACCGGAGAGCGAGAAAATTGAATTCGAGATTCTTGAAAAAATGATTTACGCCATGACACAGACTCCTAACATCAGCTTTGAACAGATGAAAGCTGTTGGTAGTGCACTAAGTGGATTTGCCATTAAACTAATGTTCACTGACGCCCACCTAAAAGCGGAAAATAAGATCGAAGTTTTTGGGGAGATGTTTACTAGGCGACTCAACCTTTTAAAACATATTTTAGGGACTGTCATCAATGTGAAATTATCATCTGAGGTAGATAACCTTTTCATTGAACCAGTCTTCACTCCATACCTTCCCAAAAACACTAAAGAGGAAATTGAGATACTTTCACTTGCCAGGATGGGTAAACCACTTATCAGTAATGAAACGGCAATTGAGAATAATCCCTTAGTGTCGGAAGTCTCTGAGGAACTTGAAAGGATGAAGTCAGACACTGAAGCCGAAATAGAACTTCAGCAACGAGAAATGACAGGAACATTCTAAAATAAAAATCATGAAAATGAATAGTAAAGTGAATATCTGTTTTTCATGCATACTTTTCATTTGGTTGTTAGGTGTGCTTTGTATCATACTTTTCTGAAATGAGACATAATGAATCCTCATTGCAGCAGGCCTGCGTTCGCTGGTTCAATCTTCAATATTCAAACTTGCGGATGCTGCTATTTGCTGTCCCCAATGGTGGAAAAAGAAACTCTTTTGAGGCTGCAAGGTTGCAGAGTGAAGGAGTTGTAGCCGGAGTATCTGATCTTATTCTGCTGGCACCAAATTCACGTGGCCAGATTCTCTGTATTGAAATGAAGGTAGGAAGAGGGAAGCAAACAGAAAACCAAAAAGCTTTTCAGGTATCGGTTGAAAATACCGGGAACAAATATGCGATCTGCAGTACCCTCGATGAATTTATAGTAGTGGTCAGAAAACATCTCCGGGAATGAGTGATGCTGAAAAAATAACAGGGATATACGAAAGAAAGTTGATTCGTAAACTTCTGCAGACTGACCAGCAGACGAATGCTATATATCGACAATTCATTGAACGAACCTCTCCCATTCTGGCAAAGTACAGGGAAAATACAAACGGTGTTGTTATCCGTGATCCTGAACTTAACAAACAACTGGAAACAGAGGTAGCCAAATTTCAGAAAGGAATTGATGAAATCATTAAAGAGAACCAATCCTGGGCATGGGCGTTGGCCAATGAAAAGAACGACGAAATAATAAAGTCATTTATTGGGAATAATGCCATTTCAAAGGTTGTTGAGGAAGGATTATTCCAAAGCAACATAGATGCATTCAATGCATTCCAAAAGCGCAAATATGATGGGTTACAACTTTCTGATAGAGTATGGGATCTGGCCAACGGCAATCAAAATATCATGGAATTTTACCTGGACAATGGACTGTCAACTGGCAAAAGTGCACAGGCAATCAGCCAGGATGTCCGTCAACTACTTCAAGAACCGGATAAACTCTTCCGGCGCGTCAGAGATCCAAAAACCGGTGAATTGAAACTTTCAAAAAGTGCACAGGAATATAATCCTGGCAGAGGTAAATATCGCAGCTCAGTACAAAATGCAAGAAGGTTGGCCAGAACTGAAATAAACATGGCCTACCGGACAGCTGATCAGGAAAGATGGAAACAAATGGATTTTATCCTCGGATATGAAGTCAAGCTGAGTGACCGGCATCCGGCCCCGGATATTTGCGATCACGCAAAAGGGAAATATCCTAAAGAATTCCGTTTTGTCGGATGGCATCCAAATTGCCTGTGTTATGCTGTTCCTGTTTTGCCAGACGAGGAAGTATTTCTGGATTCATTGATGGACGATGATGTTAAGATCACTGGGCATGTTGCAGATATTCCGGAATCGATGAAAACATACATCGCAGAAAATAGGGAAAAAATAAAGAACTGGAAAAAACAGCCTTTTTGGGTTCAAGATAATTTTAACTGGCAGGGAGCAAGTTAATCTATAGGAATATATGTTTTACCACTCGGATAGGCAATAATGACTCCTCTTTCAACAGATAATAATTCACTTATGCTTTTATTATAAGGTGTTCGTTGTAAAGAAAATAAGCGAATTTTTGCATTTGGATACGCTTCAATTAATCGTAATGCAGCTCCATATGCCGTTCGTCCCATCGTTAGAATATCATCTACTAAAGTAATGTCTTGAGTTATATGTAAACTTGTCCTTAAACGAAATGAATTGTAATGTGTTGTAAATAATGGTCTTTCATCTGATGTAAAGAAATTTGAACTTTTAGGTACTGCATGATCACGATAAAGAATGTCAGCAACATTATAAGCTAATCCTGCCTCATAAAGAGCCTGAGAAATTAATGCCGGAGGCCTTACAGCCCCTTCCAAAAATAAACTACTACCTGGAATTGGAACAAGTGTAACATTCGAATTTAAAAACTCATTATATTCATTTGGTTCAAGATCATTGCAGAAACTTACTGCCTTTCTGATTGTCTCTATACGTCCTGCTTTGACATGTGACTTTAAATCTCTGGATTTCTGTGCAATTTGAGAATTATCTCTAGGAGAATAGCCAAACAATGACAGGTATAATAATTCAAAAGGCAAAGTCTCCACTTGACACAAAATTTGGGATATCCTCTAGAACCTTTGAAAAATTATCTCTAGTAAGTACCTGAGCACCATATATTAACATATCCTTTGCCCAACGAACTTCTGGATTATCAATTACATTCTTCATGATGAATACACTTCTACCCATTTTCAATGCCTCCCATCCCTGATGTCGAGTACCACTGTTTTCAGAGGCTTCGACAATAATGGTCGCATCACTAAATAGTGCCATAGTTTTATTGCGTGCAGGGAAATTTTGCTTCATTACAGGATATCCTTCTGGAAACTGCGAAAAAGCTAAATGTTCTTTCCTAATTTTCTCAAAAAGGATAATATTAGATTTCGGGTACACAATATTTAAAGGAGTTCCTAAAAATGCTATTGTTTTACCTTTGCCCTTTATTGCTGTTTCATGAGCAATTGTATCAATACCTTCAGCCAAACCGCTAACTACTGTAATGTTCAATCTAACAAGCTCATTTGTAATAAACCTAGCCCTTTGTATTCCTTCTGGAGTTGGCTTTCGACTTCCAACTACAGCAACCTTTATTCCATTAGTTAATAAAGAAATATCACCTTCATAGAAAATACTCTTAGGTGCGTTTTTTTTCTCAAACTCACTTAAATTGTTTACAAAATCATGATAATTAAATACGTTCATAGCAATTTAGCCTATCGAATATCGAGGTAAATATCTCTATAAATTTAATATAAAAACTTATCAACTAGATAAATTTTCTAAAATTTGATGTTTTTAATTCTAAAGAATTTAAATTCAATCTTTCACCAAACAAATAAAACAAATCATCCTAAACACATTTTATAACTCCCGCATCTTCTGAAATTTGATTTGCAAATTAAGTAATCAAAATTTCATCGGATGAAAGAAAAAATTCTAGCATTATTGAAAACCAAGTATCAAAACTTAGGGTTCAGCAGCAGAGCACTGGAACAGGTTGCAGATTACCTGGGCCAATCAATAACAGAAGAAACCGGCATTGAACCAGCCGTAAATGGGGCAGAATTACTTTTAAAATCTTTCCAGGGCGACATTGATACGAGGGTAACCACTGCACTCGCCAAACAGAAAGCCGAACTGGAAAAAACAACTCCTCCCGGGACGACGACTAACCCGAATCCAAATGACATCTCGACCATTGTGGCCAATGCCGTGAGATCTGCAGTTGAGCCGTTGCAACAACGCATTGAGGGTTACGAAAAACGTGAAACTCAAAAGACACTGCAGCAAAAGGTAATGGCATCTGTCCGTGAAGGACTGAAGACGGATTCTGAAAAGAAAGGCTTTGATGCATGGATTAAGGGCAGGTCCGTAAACGTGGAGGACGAAACAAAACTGGATGAAGTCATTACTTCCCTGCAGACAGGTTACACTGATTTCAGGCAGGAAATGATCAACCAGGGTTTAGTTCCTGATGTTCCGCCGAAAGGTCAGTTTGACACTGAAAAAACGGTGGAAGAATATGCAAAAATCATGAACGGAGAGGCATCCAATGAGGATCCTGGAACCGTGAAAATTAAAGTTTAATTGAATTGATCATGTACGTAAAGAAAGAAAGCGAATATCAAAACAATCCGGTCATCAAATCAGTATTGGAGGTATTGACCGGGGGTGCAACGATAGCTGCTGCCGACTTTAACACTACAGCCGTCGAAGAGCTGAAAGCTGGCAGTATCGTTGGCAAAGACACCAATGGATTATTCCATGTTCTCAAAACTGCGAAGATTGTCGCAGGTGGAAGTGCGAGTGCGCCCAGGATCGAGAAAGCGCACACCCTTAAAGTTGGGGATAAGATCTCCGACGGGAAGGTAGTTCTCGAAATCAATGCAATTACCGTTGGTACCACATATGATACTCTCGGTTTTGATGCAGGCTCATTGTTAGTTTCAGCAGCAGGAACTGTCTTGTACCAGGCAGAAACTGTTGACACCGCTGGTGGTGTCGTTGCAGCTGCAACTGTTACCGATGATGTTGCCGACACTCTGACTGTAACTATTCCGGTTGCATCCAGTCCGGCCAACTTCAACGGATTGCTTCTGGTTATCAGCCAGGCTGCAGATGACAATCTTGCAGTTTCATTCTCTGCTGGAAGGTTATTGATTGCATTGGCCAAAACAACTGCATCAAAAAACAATGCTGCAACGATTCAGACTGCCGTTCGCGCTCTCGGAGTTGTTGGCTACGGGTTGGACCTGAGCGCAGCAGTTGTAGCCGGTTCCGCTGGCTGGGATGGAGCTCAAACAGGAGCTGTCCTTACTGATGCTTCCGATGCATTTGCCGGTGGTGTAAACTATGCCACCAAACCGTACCTGTACACTCCCGTTGGATTAACCCTGAATCCGGTTGATCTTACTCTTCAGAATCAGACTGCTGGCGTACTCCTTAGGGGAACTGTAAACGAGACAAACATGCCGCAGTATGTTGATGCGAATATTAAGGCCAGTTTGCCGCTGATCCGTTTTGAATAACCTTAAACAAAGTAAAAAATGGAAAGAAGTCTTATTAAAGAGGTTAACAAAAAGAATATGGCGGCTCGCTTTTCAAGCAAGGCCGTTATCCCGGTATATTTTCCGAATTTCTTCGGCATTAAACCGGTTACCTCCCTGAAGTGGGAGACCCTCACAACTGAAACGGGAGTGCCCGTTATGGCAGATGTAATCGCTTACAATGCCACTGCACCGATTAAGACCCGTGAAGTGGTCAACAAAATGTCCGGCGATATCCCGAAAATTGCGATCAAACGTGGCATGAATGAGTCCGACTGGAACGAATACCAAAGGTTACTCACTTTCGTTGCCGGTCAAAGCGATTTAAAAGCCATTCTGGACCATGTTTTTGCAGATTTCGACTTCTGCTACAACGGCGTTCGCGCACGTATGGAGTATCTGGCTATCCAGGCTGCATCCAAAGCAGAAATATCTCTGGCAAAAACAAACAATGCCGGTCTTGTAACCGAATCAGCCGTAAACTTTGGCGTTCCGACAGCAAATAAATCAGGTGTAGCCATTCCATGGTCAACTTCTGCAACGGCTGTGCCGCTTGACAACATTGAAGCGATTGTTGCTGCTGCTGAAGCCAATGGCAGGACTGTTCGCTATGTGGTTATGCGCAAGGGCGATTTCAACGACCTGAAAAATGCAACCGACACCGTCAACAAGATCAAAGCTTGGGTAAACGCTAAAGGATCTTTGGTTGTTACGCTGGATACCATCAACGAATACATGGAAGCCAACCAGCTTCCGAGGATCGTTGTCGTTAATCCTTCTGTCAGGTTTGAAGACGCCAACAATACAAGGACCGTGGTTAATCCATGGGAAAACCATCGTGTATTGTTCGCACAGGATCTGCAAATCGGTATGGTTCAGCACGGACCTATCGCGGCCGAAAGCTCACAGGAAGTTCAGAAGATTGCCACTATGGCAAAAAGGGATTTTGTCCTTATGACCAAATGGGCAACCCATGAGCCGTTCAGTGAATGGACCAAAGGCGAAGCCAATGCGTTCCCGGTGCTGAACGATCCCGACAGCTTGTACTATCTCGATGTTGAACACACCGGATGGGGCGTTAATCTCTAAGTCATAACACATGACGAATCTTGAAGCGATAAAATCAACCGTAGCTGGATATCCATTGGCAGAAGGTATTTTTCAAAAAGTACTTATTGACCGTGGGTTGACAGCTACGGCTGAATATACAGGGAAATCAGAGCAATTTGACCTGGCAACTGCTGATGCCTATATGGTTCTTGTAACAGCCGCAAATATTTCAGAGGGTGGGTATCAGGTATCTGTTACCGACAAATCTAATTTTTTGAAAATGGCCAATGCAATTTACCAAAAGTGGAACGACGTAGCAAATGGCAGTCCTTTTATATCAGACTCATCTAACCTATGGTAATTCAGTATCCACATAATATTGAAGTTCTTAACCGGGAGGAACCTGTTCAAAATACTGCAACCGGCAAATTTACTGTTGCAGCACCTTCGACATTTAATTCGGAGTGCAGAGCTGAACCAAACGGGAAAGGGTCTTCTATTCGTGGAGCTGATGGCATAGAAATAGTTTTTGATTTTGTTGTCTTCATGCCGCTCACAAATGTGATTCTGAAATACGGCAGTAAAGTTACTCTCACTTTGGATGATGGCAGTATATATTCCGGAACTCTAAAACGCCAACATAACGGACAGCTTAATTCTCGGTTATGGGTCTAATTCCACGCTTTCAGAACAGAGATATCCTTATGGAGCTCCAAAAGGGATACCGAACCATCGAAAATGGCATCATTAAGGTGTTCCAATTCGTTGGGGAGGAATTCGTAACTGATGCAAGGAATATGACCAAATCCCAGGGTGGGTTTGGTGACGTAACCGGAAATCTGAGATCTTCAATTGGATATTTCATCCTTAAAGATGGAGTGATAATTAAAGAGGATCTTGAAGGCACCGCTGAGGGCATTCTGGCCGCGAAATCCATCCTGGGATATATTCCCAAAGGATCAGGATATCAGTTGGTCGGAGTTGCAGGTATGGAATATGCCAGCGATGTAGAAAGTAAAGGATATAATGTTATCACCACTCAATCAGATACTGCCCTGGTAAGCCTTGATAGAAAGCTGAAAGGACTTCGGGAAAGACTGAACAAAAAGGGTGTAGTGGTAGATTTCGATTTGGATGATGTAATCAGAACAGTTCTACGATCATGAAAACATCGGACACAGCAATAAACAAAATTTATGCGATCATAAAGGCCTCGCCTTCAGTTACCTGTCCGATATATTTATTGACGAAGAAGGAAAACAATCCAAATGAATCCAAAACGGCGTACATCGTGATCAACACTTTACCCATAGGTTCAGGGGTACTGCAGAAAACTAGGGTAAATGTCAATTATCACTGTCCTGATCTTTCTCCTGGTGTGCCAGATTACGGTGCTTTGGAGACTATGACAGGGGTTTTGGTACCGTTGCTTGAAAATGTCTACCAGGATAAGATTAACATTGAAGTAGAGGAACAAAAGTACTATTCAGAATCACAGCTTGATGAGCACTATTCGAACATTAGGTTAAACGTAAAAATATTGAATTGAAATGGCAGTAGAAAAATATGGTTATGGGATTAAGTCCATCAAATTTGGAACGCCCACCGGATCAAACACTATGCCCGTAACTTTGACGCTATGGGCACAGACCGTTCGCGGATCCTTCACGCTTTCGGAGGAGGCAGCTCAGACGAAACAGTATAAAGTTGAAGAAGCGACAGCTCCGATTAAAGAGACAGTAACCGATGCTGGTGCTTTAACCGGGAAATGGCGAGCCTACGATCTTTCTCCGGCTCTGATTGCAGTAGTTAAGGGTGGTGTGGCAACCACTCCCGCAGCTCCTACAGCACACACTTATGACGGCCCCGTATCCGTGGTGCCGCTTGAACTTGCATTGGAGGTTGTTACCACCAATAACATTACCATCAATATCTACAAAGCATCTGTTTTGGCAAGGTTTGATGGTAGTCTATCCGCCGAGGATCTTCTGCAGATTGAGGTCACGGCAAAAGCTCTTGATCCAGGGAATGGGACCTCACCGTACCAGTTCAAATTCCTGAATCCATCATAGTAGGTAACAAAGCAAAAAGCCGGTCGATTGCGGTCGGCTTTTTTTAAAGACTACACATGGGCATCTTCAGGAAAAAACTTACCAATGAGAGCATTAAGGCTCTTGACGAGTTCAGGAACGCCATTGAACTTAGGAGTGACTTGGATAATATTTTAGCAGCACTTCACCAGGCGAAACTCTTGGAATATCACTCTAAAAATGAAATTGGGAATAGGTTCGGAAGCCGACCAGCCATGGATACTTCCATATCATACATTTTCGGAGTGATCAACGGGATGGCAAATGAAATTGAAAGGTTAAAAAGGGAATTGGATAAAAAATCAGCACAGAAACCTCTTTTATAAAATGAAAGAACAAAATACAGAACAACAAGCCGGGAACACTCTTTTGGGGGAAGGGATAAAATTCGACGTACGAGGAATATTCAACAAAAAGGTAACTCTTACCATGCCTCCGCTTACTGCAGGCACTATTGCCAGGATATCAAAGGAAATTACAAATCTTGAAGATATCAATGAGCAGAATTCAATGTCTCAGGAGCTACTTTCAAAAGGTAGTAACATAAAAGTGATTGCCTCCTGCATAGCTTATGCATTGATCAACCAGGAGTTCTTCAAGAAATGGAAATTCAGGTATTACCGCTCGCTTATCCTAAGATGCGAGTTAACCGAAATATTCGCATACTGGAACCTGATGAAGAAGCAATCCTCACATGAACACTTTTTTTTTATTATGACGTCAACACCAGCGATGAATTATCTAAAGAAGAAAGATCAACCGGTGAAATCAGAGGTGGAAGAACATTCTGGGGCACAATAGGACTACTGCAAAAAACATTTGGATTAAGTCATAGGGAGGTAATGTGGGGTGATAGCTGGATAAATCTGAACATGAAGATGATTGACATGCCACATTTCAGATACAAGAAAAAGAACGAGGGTGAAGAAGATGATATCATTGAAGGAACGGAAGAAATCATAAGAACAAAATTCGCTAAATACATTGAACCATGAGCGCACTATATTTTGATGCCAGAATTGACGGAGAGAAATTGGCAAAAGATATTGCCAGTATCGACGCTCAGTTAAAATCCATGACCACTAATTTCCAAAGCGAAGGCGATAAGTGGGACACCACGATAAAGAAGATTGGAGCTGGCATGGCCGCTTATTTCTCAATCGATTATCTGTCATCATTTGCTAAAGAAATGGTGAATGTTCGGGGAGAATTTCAAAAGTTTGAGGCAGTATTAACCAACACCCTCGACGGCGATAAGGTTAAAGCATCTGGTTTGCTGGAAGGACTGGCGGATTTTGCAGCAAAGACGCCTTTTCAGCTAAATGATATCACTGAAAACTTTGTTAAACTAGCCAATCAGGGTATTATCCTAGCCCAGGAGGAATTGGTTAAGTTGGGTGACTTCGCCGCGGTAACCGGGAAACCTATCGGCCAGCTATTCGAGGCCATTCTTGATATCAATAACCCGGAACGATGGAAAGAATTCGGTGCCAGGATCCAGACCGAAGGTGAAAAGGTTATGATATCATTCCGGGGCCAAAAAATTGAATTTGACCGGACAATTGAGGGAGCAAAGAATGCAATAGCTCAGCTGGGATCCATGGACGGTGTAGCCGGGACAATGTCAGTGATCTCTGAAACCCTTGTAGGGCAAATCAGCAACCTGCAGGATGCATGGGATCAAATGCTGAATAACCTCGGTAAAGCAAACGAAGGGACATTCTCTGGTTTATTATCAGGTGCAACCTCATTGATTGAGAACTACAAAACTGTATTGGATGTATTAAAAACGCTTGTATTTACCTTCGGCGCTGCCAAAGCCGCAGCAATTCTATACAATATTGTCCTGAAGGAGCAAGCCGCCATAAAAACAATGGTGGCAGCTTCAAACGGAGTATTTAACAGGTCTCTGGCAATGCAATTTCTATGGACCGAAAGAGCACAGAAAGCACAGGCCCTGTTAAATAAGACCATGTTGACCAATCCATATGTATTGGCAGCGGCAGGGATTACCGCTCTTGTATCCGGACTGATAATCCTGAATCGGAAATTTGAGGAAAGCCTTGGTGTAAAACGCAGATATGATGAACAGACAAAAGTTTTGAGTGACGGATATCAGTCCCGTATTGAATCTGCAAACGAGCTTATTGCGACACTAAAAAACGAATCTGAAGCAGAGGCAAGACGTGTTGAAGCATTTGAAGATTTACAAAGATTGTATCCCTCAATCTTTGGCTCTATGGATATTCACATAGCAAAGACAAAGGACCTGGCGACCGAAACCAAAGCTTTGGCAGAGGAAGAAAACAAAAGAGCAATTATTCAACAGAGAGAATATATACGTGGTCTGCAAAAACAAAAAGCAGAACTTGAAGCTATAATTGAAGATCCTACAAATACAAGGCCTAAAGGCAATTCGCTTTTATTCGTAAATGAGGATCCGCAGGCAGAGGCAAAATTAAAATCGATAAATGACCTAATTGAGCAGGAAAACGACCGTCTGAATGAAATGATTATTTCCCAGATTGATGCTCAGAAACAGCTTCAGGAAGAATCAGAAAAGACCATTCAGCAAAGAATTAAAGAAGCAGATTCAATTGAGAAATTGGGACGGCTGCGTGAAGAATGGGATAAGAAATGGAAGACTGCTACGACTGATGACAACCGGTCAAAAATTGAAGCCGAGCTGGCTCTGATCGATTCAGCCTTAAAGAAAATGAAGGGCGACGGGAAAGAAAGTACCTGGAAAGATCAGCTCACAAAAGAACTCGAAAAGGCCCGGGAAGAGTATGAGGCATATTATGCCGCGATTAAACAACTCGGAACAGACTTTGACCGTTCGCAATTTGATAGCCTGAGAAACCAGGGTGAAGATTATAAAGAATTCCTGCAGAACAAATTAAAGGAATTCGAAAAAAACATGGATGCGCAGGTTGTTATAGCCCAGGCAGCAGAAAAGGCCGGAATAAACTTACAGCCACAAATCAGCAAAACGATAGCGCCGATTAAGCCTACCACGGTTGGCAAAGTCGAAATTCCTGACACAAAAAAACTGGCTGATGTAACCGGATTTATGAATAAGATGGCTGGATTGGCTGAAAAGTTCCGCTTATCGCTTAAAAGTGCGACACTGGACGATATCAGTCGGGCGACCGGTGATCTAAGTAATTTATTTGGAGATATAGCCTATCAGGTCGGAGAAATTGACGAGCAGATGGGCGATGTATTTGGCAATCTTTCCCAGGCTTTTGGGAACATAAGCAATATTTTCTCCGGCAACATATTTCAGCAAATATCCGGTGCCACTGGTCTGATAACTCAATTATACAAGTTATCCATGGATACGTCCAGATTGGAAGAAAAATTAGCCAAACCATGGGAAGAATTTGAAAAGTGGATAAGCATAAGCAACCGTGAATTGAAACGCTATATTGAGCTCAGGGATGAAGCTATCGGCACGGACCGGTATAGCGGAACAGATTCAGCAATTAATAAAATTACTGAGAAAATCACTGATGCTCAAAGAAAGCTTCTTGATATGGACCTCTCTTTTACGGTCAAAGGTGAAGGCTGGATCAATGAGGCATATAAGGAAATAGCACGGAAGATAGAACAAATGCAGAAGGACCTGGGTGGAGAATTGCAATTGGTAAGTGATTCAGAATGGGGAGTTGGCCTTTGGAAGCAAGTAAAGGCAATATTCTCTTTTGATCTTAGCCAGTTACTTTTGGGTCAGGATGGCGAATTTACCATAGACCGGATCAATGAGCTTATCGATGCCGGGAAAATAACTGATCAAAGTGTAATAGAAGCGATTAACTTCTACGAAGATCTCTTAACTCAGCTCACAGACGCCGAAAAGCAAAAACAGCAGTTATTAACTGCCACCATGGCCAGCAATATTGCAGACAGTATAACTCAGGGATTCAGGGACGGATACAGATCTGCAGCCGACTTTGCCGATAATTTTGAGGATTTGATGAAGGATGCCATTTTTAACGCATTGAAGATTCAAGCCCTTGAAAAACCTTTGCAGAAATGGTACGAGCAATTTGCTGCTGCATCTGAATCAGATAACATGCTTTCTGCGTCAGAGATAGCTCAGCTTGAGGAAAAATACAATGAGATTGTGGATGCAGCCCTGAAGCGATTCGACGAAATGGCAAAAATATCAGGGATTGATTTTTCAGTTGGTGGTAGTATACAGCAAGAGGGTCTGGCCGGGGCCATCAAAGGGATTACGGAAGAAACAGCCAGTTTAATTGCAGGCCAGTTCTTTGCTATGCGGGAATTAAATCAGAAATCCTACTTAACTGGCGTAGAACAGTTGGATGTGCTGAACCAGTCTGTTACTCACCTTGCCGAGATAGCTGCAAACACCAGACACAATCAGAAATTGGTGAGTATCGATAAACGGCTGGAAGACATGAACAATTACCTTAAAGCAGTGGTGTAATGGCAGCAACTGATTCAATTGGCGGAACATTATTATCTACGTATGGGCTAAGACTCGCCCGGCTGGACGGACAACTGGATCTTCCAAAGTACAAAAAAATAATAGAATTCAGCGATTTACATGCTGATCTCCGGAAGACGGAAGAAAGGAAAGTTAAGGTCAGGTTGTACGGTTTTTATGCTTCATCATCAGCGATGAATACGGCTGTTTCAAACTTCAAAAACAAGATCAAAGGGTCCGTAAAACAGACCTGGATTTTTACAGATCATGGATTCTCGGAAACCTGTTTCGTAAGTGAAGCCGTGAAAGTTGATATAGATAACCGGAAGAATGTCGAGATAAACTTAACCTTAAATGTCACAACATGAGTTGGCAATTTGGAAGCATTGATTTTGCAACATACGGAGTAATGGTTTCCCGTTCACAGGGAGTTTTGGATCTTCCGGCCTCTGCTCTTGAAGGTACTGACTGGCTTGATTTGGATGGTAAGGATTACTGGGAATCAGCCCAAAAGTATAATGATCGGGAAATCGTTCTGAATTGCTGGATGCATGGGGATGGATACAGCGATTTCAAGGCCAACATAAAGGCTTTTACTGATGCTTTGAAGCTGGAAGGATGGGCCACTTTGGTTACTCCTTACAATTCGATTTCAGATTGTTCAATTACTACCGGAGTTACCATAATCCGGGAAACAAGTTTTGTAGTCGATAGCCAGATCGGAACATTCACATTACGGATATTGGTAAAGGGCGATGACAAATGGATCGCTGTCCCCATACAAGATAGTTCGCCACCATGGGGAGTAAAAGACTATCTTCTTACCAATAATCTTCAGGTCCACCGGACACTGCAGGGAGAGAGTTATGCGACTTGTACAGTCGAGGCCAGATATTTGTTGGATATCGTAATGTACGATTACATCTGGGTGAATACTAATGGATTGAATAATGAGCCCTACTACTTCATGTACAAGCCGGATGCCGTTAAAATATCTTCGAACAAATATCGGTACAACCTTCGCCTTGAACATGGATCCGTCCTGTTGAAACAATCTCAATTTCATTTCCAAGGTATCAGTGAATTCGACATCTTTGCAAATCTTGACACTCTGGTAGATTTAATAATCACAAATGCGGACCGGTTTATCTCCGGTAAGTTTGTCAAGGGAACAGTAGCCAGCACAATTAAAAAGAATCACAACTTCAAGGGAGAGGACTGCATGTCTGTAGTTAAGAGGCTGGCTCAAGAATATGGCCTTGAATATGATATCCGTTTTGTAGTTCCAGGAGCTTATTATACGGTCAATATCGTTGATCAAATTGCAACCACAAAGGCAGTAACTCTTGAATATGGCAAAGGCAAAGGTCTTTATGAACTGAGCCGGATGCCGATCAACCGTGATAACCTGGTCACGGTGCTTTACGCATATGGCGCCGCAAAGAACCTTAAGCCGGATTACCGGGGTGGAAAAAGAAGGCTTGAATTCGATGGAAATCCACTCAGACAGAATGACCTGTTGTATATGGGTGTCGAAAAGACCGTATTTTTTGATGATGTATACCCAAACCGGACCGCCACAGTAACCGGATATGTCCAGACGCTTCCCGCCGATTTGACTGTTGACGAAAAGGAAGTCTGGCCGGGAGGAATATATCGTATAGAGGACAGTACCATAAATTTCGACATCAACGATTTCCTACTTGGAGGACTTACAGCTAAGATCCGGATGAAAACCGGTGATCTTGCCGGGTATGAGTTCGAAATACAGAAATACGATCATGATTTTGGATACATGTGGATCATCCCTTTCAAGGATGAGACAGGTTATGTGGTTCCAAATCCGACATTAATGCCTCAAGTCGGGGATGAATATACCCTGGTTGATATCGACCAGCCACCAGCATACATAACTATCGCTGAAGCGGAATTACTGGCCCAGGCACAGGAATATTTGGATAAATGGTCCGTGCCTGAATATCCTTACAATGCAAAAGTACACCCAGGGTTTTTGGCCGGTATTTCAGACCGATTTGAAGTCGGAGATAGGATTACTATTGTTGACACTGTTTTTGGGATTAATGGGCTTTACAGAATAAGCCAGTTCATTTACTCCCTATATACAGGCACCTACGAGCTTACCCTATCGGAACACAGGATCCTTACACGCAGGGAGCGCCAACAAATTGCGCTGGAAAAGTTGGAACGGACCAACCAGGCCACCAATTCAGACACCGTGGAGGTAATCCGGAAAGACCAAATGACAGTCGGTGAGCTTCAGAATCTTCTTTTCGATCCAAATCTTGAAAAGCTTAAAGTAGACAATATAGTCCGCGAAGAGAGTATTGACCCTATCCATATGGCCTTTGATAGTGGGATACCAATGTTTTCTATTGAAAACGGTTTTTTCGAAGCTAATTTCGGGGGCGATTTTGACAAGATAAATGTGGATCAAGGGAAAATAGTAGTCCAAAACTGGAATGCACAGCCCCGCTACGAGATTGACAAGCTGAAAAAAGCAAGCCTTGAATATGATCCAACCCGGGCGTGGACATTTGATGCGCAAGAGATAACTGTTGCAGATGCGGATGGATATTGGATATATGTCAAACTTCCTGTTGATCCCTTAGTAACTACCTGTCAATTTGTTCTGCATAAAACCCATGTCGAGGTAAAGAAAGACCTCTACGATGGTTATTTGACGTACAAAATGGGATATGTCAGTCCACAATCTTCACCCCGCCATTTGGCAATGCTATGGGGGAATGTGAAGCACAAAGCAACCGGTCTTTCTGAAATACCGTTTGAGTGGTGTATTAATCCTGGGGTTGCTGAAACCTTTAGCATTGACAGATATGTAACCTCGGGTTACACTATTTCAAAAGCGATACTTGAATCAGATGGGGTATTGGAAGGCGTGAAGATAAAAATTGACGGTGTTGATGTAACGGGGCTTGATGATATGGATGTAGGTACAATTGCTGTCTTTAACGCTACTGCATTGAATGTCGCATCTGCGGGGGAAAGGATAACATTGGTAACGTCTGGCACAGATAGCGGCACACCGACTATTATTGCCGGGAAAATTGTATTGGCATGATTTTGACGAATTGCAATTGCGGGGAAAAGGTTGAATGTGGATGCGGAACGCTGACATTTGATAGTTATGTTTCACCGGCTGTATCAGTATTGGATATCGGAAATCTTGTATCTTCAAATGGGTGTGTATTCGACGAATACGTAATTGATTGGTATAAGGACGGTGAAAGATATCAGGTTGATGGTAATAATTTGGTTTCAGGCAAAGGCTATGATCCTGAAATAACTGCATTTCACCCATTTCAAGGGGAAGGCGCTATAATAGTTGAGCCTGGAACTTATGTGCCTGTTTTGCGATATGTAGTAATTGACGGAGATGTAATATTTCCAGAACCAAAACCTTGTCAGAAGTGGTGTGAAATGATAGTTGACTTACCTACAATCACAGTTACAGCAATTTATTGCGGTCTGGTAGGAACAGGGGCCAATGCCGCTTATGCAAATTATGACTACTCAATGCGTTATGTTTCAGGAACAGACTGGACACAGGCAGGGCGTATATTTCAATTTGATTTAAATGAAACAACCTTGTTTTTTGCCTATTACTATATTCCTCAAAGTGTTGCCGATAGATTAACAATTTGGCACAGTAGTGATTTGGTAAATCCAATTGTCGATTATATTGCAGGTAATAATTTAAGCGGAACGAATTACGATCTTACTCCGCACGAAATTGATATGGCAAATACGAGGCAAATATTTGAATTACCAGCATATACAACAGGCGCGTACTTGAAAATCAGAATTATTCCGGCTGTCAAGGAAACTACACAGAATACGAATTGGCGTTTAGATATGAAATGTCATGACGATACATATGATTTCTGTGATGAGTTTTTAATTTACAATACTGCTTGTCAGCAATTTGATATAGATACGTTGAGTTTTACATTTGATACTTCGACTTGTTTATTCAACCTACTAATGGAATATGCCTTGCCTCCAGTAGTAGCTCCCTCTTCTGTAACAGAACCGGGATTAAACAAATACGCAGGTATTTCAGTTGGAACCTTTGGGACATTTTCACAACCGTCTACTTATGTATATGGAGCCGGTAGGGCTTATCAGACAACAGGCTCCACGCAGTCAGATTCTGTAACCGGGTACTCCGTAAAGGCAAGTTCAAAGGGATTGATTACAGTAGACAAATCGTTAAATGTATTTACGTTTACCTGCGCTGACGCAGACGACTATGCGGATTTAAAGTATGGTTATACTGAAGTAATTAAGTTAAGTAATTATACTGGATTTATAAATGACAATACAAAATTAGAATATTACAGAGCTTTTCTTGTTACATTTTATTACAGCGGATCAGGTGGATGCGGAGACGACGAAACACTTAAAACGTTGTACTTTCACCCAAACAGTGTGTTTACTTGGGACGATACAAATAAAATATTAACAATAGAATCAGCAAGTGTGACTAATGGATATGCCACGTCAACTGATCCATGCAACGAGGTACACAGCAGTTTAACTGCATTCGTTAACCTAATCAATAATTTAATTAGCGAGTCTGATTATACGAAAACGACATACTGTAAAATAAAATATCCTTTTGGTCGTTTTTATAGATACAACATATCATTAGGTGTTACAACCTTCCCTCTTATAAGGTATGTATCTATGCCCCTGAAATACACAGTTCCATGTCCAACGCCAGGATGGACAAAATTCGGCGGCAATGCAGCATGGTTCTTTTTCAACTATCATTATCAAGTTACTATAACAGCAGCAAGAGATATTAACGGCAATTGGATTGACGACCCTCTGGAAAATTTCTATGTTACATGCGGGATAGATAAAAGCGGGGTACTTAAAACCACAGCAAAGAAAATATATGAAATGTCAGGAGGAGTAGTGACAACGAAAGTTTCTTGGACTGATATGGATGATTAAAAACTGAATATTATGGCATGTCCTGACAGAATGAAAGATGCACGAATCATAGCCGAAATTGAACGCCGGAAGGCAATGAAAGATTCCATTTTCGAAATGGACGCGGTTCCTACAACTCAGCTAATATGGGAAGGGGATCTGTGTTCTATCCAATTTGCCGGGATTGAGCAAAGCCAAATTACATCCATCGAGCAGGTAAAAAATCGAGAATGGTTAATTACATATAAAGAGGCATATTAACCTCTCCCCTTTCTCCTCGATGGCTTTTCGGTGAAAAGGTCCGCTGTATATTTCTGGTAGAGCTCAAATAAATACTCCATCCTTTTTGCTTCGCTGGCAAATGGCTGCGGCCGGTAGGCAAGGTCAACAGCTTTATCCAGTTCCTGATGTGCTTTTGCCAGGGCTGGCGGCATGGTTACCGGATCATACAGATCTGCCAGGCTGCTGCCGGGAAACTGTGCCCGGGCGTCAAGGATCCTGGCTGCCCTTTCCTCAATCGCGGAGATCTGTTTTTCAGTCGGATTCTCCGGCCAGGGATAATTGTTGTACACGATATCCTTTGAGTAGCGGTAGTCGCTTTTCAACCTGCCACAAACATGTTTTACCCAGGCCATATGCATCAGTGAGGTAAGCACTCCAAAATGGTAAAGATTTCCGTTGGGGATTATATGGCAGCTGTTATTTGCGATTTCATGATTGTTGAAGAATCCGAATGGAATATATTTTCGGTTTTCAGAAGAAGTACTGGGAATAAGGATAAAGCTGATTGGATTATTTCTGTCGCGGAACAAAGATGGGCTGATGGCAAACTTTTGTGTTGAAGGGGCCACGCTTTTCAGCCTAAATTCCTTTACCCGGGTTATTCGTTCAAAAACAAGTGGCATTTTCCTTAATTCTTCAGGCGCTGCATCGACAAGCCAAAGGCACCAGCGGTTTTCTCCATTGATAAATTCCCGGGCAGAGATTAATGGCTTAATGTATATTTCTGCCGCCGGATTCTTTTCAATCAGATCTTCTTTTTCGGCATCTGTTAAAAGTAAATTTCCACCATCCAAAGGCATATTTCCAAAACTCATTGGCGGAACATTACACAAAGGATTCTGTCTTTTATGAATCAATATATCTGCAGCATCGATAAGGTAAGGATTAATTCTGGCAACCCTTAATTCGTGCGGTTCACCCCTTATATCTTCATACTCATAAATTACTTTGTTCCGTGTATCAAAATTGGCAAAACCAATTATGACGCAATATACAGCGGCATTTCCCCTTGCTTCGTTGCTCCATTTGAAGGTCCGGTGGGCGAAATGGATTTTGATATCGTAATGCGCTTTGAGGTATCCCCAAAGGATGCTGGTCTGCTCTCCCTGTACAATTGAGTTGGTGGAAACAAAAGCGGATTTTATTCCTGTCCCGTAAATGTATTCCGCAGATTTCTTGTACCAGCCGGTGACAAAATCCAAAACCCCGCTTCCTTCAGTCCGGCCAAACAGGTTGACAATCTGGTCACGCTGATGCTGCTTCATGATCTTTGAACCGCTGAAAGGAGGATTCCCCAGGATAAAGGATAATTCATTTTTGGGAGCCACTTCCTCCCATGGGATCTCCAGGGCATCAGCATGAACAATCCTGGCAGATTTCTTTAATGGCAGGCGCACAAAGTACTGCCCGAATTCATTGCTGATCTGCATATTCATCTGATGGTCGATAAGCCACATGGCAACCTCCGCGATACGGGCCGGGAACTCTTCATATTCTATGCCATAAAACTGGTCAACATTGAGCCAGATGATATCACCTACATTCAAAAACCGTTGGCCACTTTTATTCAGGCTTCGCAGGACTTCCTGTTCCAGCAACCGGAGCTCCCGGTAGGTAATCACCAGAAAATTTCCGCAACCACAGGCCGGATCCATGAATTTAAGGGTGCTCAGTTTTTTGTGGAATTCAAGGAGTTTGTTTTTATTGTCCCTGGCACTTTCAAATTCTTCGTGAAGTTCATCCAGGAACAATGGTTTTATGAGTTTCAGGATATTGGCCTCACTTGTATAGTGCGCTCCCAGGTCGCGTCTTTCCTGCGGATTCATCACACTTTGGAACATGGATCCAAAGATGGCCGGAGAAATGCGGCTCCAATCTATCTGGCAGCAGTTAAGTAATGCATTGCGCATTTTGCTGTCAAAGCTGGCCATGGGAAGGATTTCCTCGAATAGTTTCCCATTGATGTAAGGAAACCCGGAAAGCTGCTCGTCAATGTTTCTGAATCTTCGATCCAGGGGAGTATTCAGTACCTGAAACAACTCCTGAAGTTTGGGCGCCAGGTCACTTCCATCTTCATTGGTTCGCTGCTGGATGTAATCCTGAAACTGATCTTTTTCAAAGATGGTCGTATCATCCGAAAAAAGGCAGAATAACAGGCGCACCAGGTAAACTTCCAGCGGGTGGCCATCATAGCCAATTTCTTTAAGCTGATCATGCAGATGGCCCATTAATTCGGCCGCTTCAATGTTGGCCGGATCCTGTTCTTTGTATATTTTTTTCTGGTAGCCGAGCAGGAATCCAAAGTGCTGCACATGTAAAACCAACTGGTCAAGTTTGAATTCTATGGTTTTATCTTCATCCAGGTCATAGAGTCTGAAGTTTTCGAAGTCACATACCAGGATAAATTTTGGAAGCTCATGCTGCTTCAGGCCATAAGTATAATCGATTGCCTGGTGATAGGCCTTATCAAGACTTTTCCCCCGGCTTTTCATTTCGATAAGAATCGTTCCTTTCCAGAGCAGGTCGATATAACCATCTCTGTCATCCAGTTTTTTTACGCGGTGTTCAAAGGTTGATACTCTTTTGCGGCTTATGCCGAAGACATTGAAAAAATCAATCAGGAATGGTTTGGCGTCGGCTTCTTCGTTGGTTGCATCGGCCCATTCATTGGAAAAGGTAACAGCGCGTTCTTTGATCTCGTTCCAGCTTAGTGCCATTTTTGAGGGAAAATTAAGTAAAATTTACCTGAATTGAAAGTGCTCTCCTTCCTTTACAATGGTTACCTTAAAGGGGTAGTCTTCACGGCTCACGTGCTGGATCTGGTTGATAAGCACATCAGACCCGGTAAACAGCACCCTTTTTTCATCATCCACTTCCAGTTGCAGGATCAGGACCTTCCCGCTTTTATTTTTGGGGTATTTGCTGTCATCGATACGGGAATCATGGACAATGATTTCACGATTCATGATCTTGGCTATTTTGATTTTTTCGCCGGTGAAGGAACCGGTAGGTGCCGGAATGTTAAATTCGGAGAATGATTTCATATTGAGTTTCTTTAATAGGTTTTTGCTGTCACAGTGTTTGGCCCATCCCCAGTATGCTGCATGCGTCTGCACATTATTCCCCTTCTTCTTAATGGCCCTGGCAAAGCGTTTCTTGATTGATTTACGCAAAAGCGTATGGGTATGGTAGAACCGGTATCCAACGAAGTCAATCCCGCGGGATTCCACCGGGAAGATCTGATGGTTATCTTTAATTTCCAGTTTCAGTTTTACTGCAAGATAATCTCTGACGCTTTCAAAAATATCATGCAACTTATCTTTTGATTCTGCTAAAAAAACCATGTCGTCACTGTACCGGTAGTAATATTTTACGCGGAGTTCTTCCTTTACCCAGTGATCAAAATATGCCAGGTATAGGTTGGCAAAATACTGGCTTGTATAATTTCCGATGGGAACGCCATCGGCACTGTCTATTATTTCATCCAGCAGTAAAATGAGGTCCGGATCTTTTATTTTGCGACGTAAAATGGATTTAAGGATACCGTGGTCGATGGTGTTGTAAAATTTCCTGATGTCCAGCTTCAGGCAATACAAAGTATTCTCATAATCATTCAGGTCCCTGCGAAGTGCCCTGGCTGCTCCATGAATACCTCTGCCTTTTATGCAGGCATAAGTGTCGGCCGTAAAAAGTGATTCCCATATTGGTTCCATGACGTTTAGAATGGCATGGTGCACAATGCGGTCGGGATAATAAGGCAGCCTTAAGATTTCCCGCTTTTTGGGAGTGTGAAGGAAGAAGGAGGTGTAAACCGAAGTCTTAAATGATTTGTTGGACAGTTGCTGATGTAACCGGAAAATATTATCGTCCCTGTTCTGGTCATGCACGGCAACTCCATAGGTTAATTTCTTTCGCTTTCGGGCGTTAAGATCAGCCAGGCGCAAGTTTTCCAGGTCAATAATCCGGTGATATAATTTGCCAACTCTTTTCATAAGGTTGACAAATATAAAGAATCCTATTTATCAAAAATAAACAGGATTCCAAACTGAATGATATTTTAAAGTGGTGTCGCTACTCAATGTAGCCCAGGTCCCTGCCAATGCGCAGCAGCAGTTCTTTTTGCTTTGCGGCACTATTGATCCCGGATTCTTTCTCCTTAACTTTTACCGGGGCAACCGGTCGTCCTTTTTTCTCAAGGAACTTGATCAGATTTTCACTTGCTTTCATGGTACAATCCCTTTCTCATTAAGTACGGTAACAATGTCTGCCTGCAGATCTTCTATGACCGCTACCCTGTCGGCAACCGGTTCCTGAAGCAGCGGCGTGAGATCTTCGGCCAGCGAAGCTCCATCGGCTACCGCTTTGGCTAGTTTACGCCAGTGCTGGAATGATTCATATTCACCCTGGTCATCACCTGCAAGGTAATTGGCGAATATTGCCTCTACCTCGGACTGGGAATACTTTTCGCGAACAACGGCATTGATTATTGCCTCGCGAGCGAACGAGGAGACTTCTACACTCCGGTAATCGTAACTTTCCCGGGGATTGCCTTCGGCATCCTGGGTTTCCTTTTTTTCAATCAGGAAATTTATCTGTCCTTTGCCGGTGATCCCATATTTGAGGATCCTCTCCGGCCTGATGTCACTATTTGCTATCATCTTTCTTTTTGTATTATGTAAATTTTTGCTTCTTCTTTGGAAGCCTTCCCATTACTGGTACCAACATCCATGTCACGTGCTGTCGTTTTTTGGCAAGGGCCAGGGTATTTGCCTGTATAAAAACTTCCAGAAACCTAGGCGCGACCCGATATTCGCATTCGCATTCGAAGGAGCATTATTCGTATTCGCATTACCGAAACCGGCATTAGCCCCATTATTCGCATTGGCACCAACATACAGGGTCTCAGGCAAACTACCCAAAAAATATTTCAATGAACAAAGTAAGAAAAAAATTCCATCCGTGCCTCGTTTCCGGTGTGGCTGGACAATGTCCAACCACACATTTCCGTGGCCCCGCCTACGGTAAATAGCAAAGGCGCGACCCGATATTCGCAGGCGCACTCGAAGGAGCATTAATCGTATTCGCAAGACCGAAACCGGCAGAAGCCCCAGCAATCGCAGCGGCACCAACAGACAGGGTGCGGATATCTACTCCACTTGAGGGAATAGTGGTTTCATAATAATCGCACCAATAGGTAGAACTTGCACCAAGAGAACCATTGATGGTAGCAATAATCTCCCCTGTTTCTCCCATAATTATCTTATTAGAATAACCGTTTGCCCTAGCTGCAAGGCCAACATTTGTTTTGTTAAGCAATGAATCATTAAAATCAGCAGGATTGGTGGTTACAAACACCTGTGATTCTCCTCCGGAAGCAACAGATTGGACATTTATAACAATTCCATCGCAATTTTTCCAGATATGGCCAAATGGATTTTCTATCCCACGGTAACGGTTAACAACTACATTGGTAGTACTGCCTGCAGTGGGATAGTCAGTCAGCGTTGCAGAAACCTCGCCTGATCCATTTCCCAAAGAGTTGCTGGTTCCACAATTAACCAGCGGATTATATGAATTGAACGTGTTCCACTGTGCTGAAACCAATGTTGTCAAGCCTAAACCCAGGCCACCTTGCTTGAATCCCTGGTCAGTGAGATTGTTATTTACCGGATCCTGGCTTTGCCGGTTGGCATATTCCACCATATAGAGCCAGAACAGAGCTTTGTGGACGTGGTAAGTGTACATGTTCCAATTGCTGCTTCCTCGATTCCTGGCATAGGTGCGAAAGGTATCCCGAGACTGATTGGTAACGGGTTTTCCAAGCAAACTACGATAAGTTCCGTCCCAGGCTGATGTATTATTACCACCACGGTAGTCAGCAGTAGTATTGACCACACTGGCCATCTTTGAAGTGGTACGATTCACGGAAGCCTCAAATGCCGACACATAGAAAGCCGGAACCTGCGTGAACCCGTCCTGTGCAGTGGCCGATAATTTAACCCTGCGCATAAAAAGGCTTTCCTCATACTTGACCCAGTGTTGCGGAACGTAAACCATCACCTGGCCGTCGGCTCCGGTCAGATCCGATGCGCTACCGTCAGCTTTTTTAGTCCAGTCATCCGGTTTCAACCAGTAATTCACCGTGCCATTGTCTAAAAGTAAACAACCGGCCATCAGAGACTGAATTGGCAGCGAAGCATGTAAGCTAAGGTTGCCGATCCGGGTCACAACAGGATTTGGATTGTTAAAATCCCATTCAATGCCATACCAGGGTAATGTGTCATCCCACAAAGGAATGGCCCCTACCTTCTGGGCATACTCCCTGAAGGTGGCACTGCCAACCACTACCCCCTTGGCTTCAATGGCCGCCTTTATGGCCGCCTTTGTATCACTTAGATAATTAAGTTTTTCTGTAAGTGCCATGTTATATTATTTCACCATTAATTTGATCAGCTATCAACTCATAATCAGCGTCGATGTCCTCGCCGTTGATCTGGTCAAGTAACAATTCGTTTTGTGCTTCAACGGGATCAGAACCCGATCCAGGTCCTCTTCCAATGCCAATAACAAGACTCATAATTTAATTTTATGAAGGTTTAAGCAAAGCTTATGATGCCCAATAAACATCATAAACAGAGACATCGATTGCACCTGGGGCCAATTCAATAATTGATCCTGGTGTCCAATCATTCAGATTTACAGGGAAACCGGAGCTTTCATTGTCATGGTAAAGCTTAAGATCGACGATCAATGGGGTTGATAAAACCCCAGACATATTTTTGGGTATTACACAAATTGAGAATGGGTTACCTGGTCCAAGATTGAAACCGTTTGTCATTTGCTGCGCACTTATTTTCCCGTGGGTTTGAAGTCTGTTGGCAGCTCTCTCATCCGATAGATGTCCTTTACTCATAATTATTTTTTTTGCAAAATTTTATATTTTGAATATCATAAGTATCGTAACTTCAATGTCATTTTAAAGTGTTTGCCAAATAGTGGAAAAATGACTATACCCATATCTGGATCTGAAATACTTTTTATGAATTCTTTATCTGTCATTTCATGGGTTATAAAGCATTATCAATTCCCAACCGGATTCTGATTCTTTAAAAAACTACCCAGCAAATAATCATCCCACTCGCTCTTTAATCCCCTGGATTCAATGAATTCCAGCATGGTCATGTATTGAAAATGAACTCTTTCAGATATCGCATTCACTTTCATTACCAAGTTAATGTGAGATATTAATTCCTCCACTGTAACAGTGGTCATTTGATTTTTAACTGTTTCATCCATATTGTTAACTATTGTTAAATTGCACTTTTTAAGTAATTATTCATGGACTTCATTTCATCCCGAATAGTTACCAGCTCTTTATTGTACCGGGTATTTGCAGCGATTTCAGCCAGGTGAGTTACCGACTGGTTTAATACATCCAATTGCTCTAAACCAGTCATGTATGCTTTTTGCTGGATATCTGCAATCTGCTTGTTGTATCCCAGCAAACCTGTTTGATCCGGCAAATTGGCAGCCATAAGGGAATAAACTTTTTGGTCAAGTTCACGCATGGCGTAAAACTGGCCTGCAATCATACTGGCAGTTTCTTCAGTAATACCTTTGATTTGACCTGCCATCCCTTTCTGTTGCTGGGTTTCTGTACCGAATGGATCGAAGCCTAAAGTCTGTTCTATACTGTCTCCCCATTGCCTGGCCAGTTCAAGGATCCTGTCATACGTCGACCTCAACTGAATCCTTTCCTCCGGCGTAAGAACACCATCGTCCATTGCATCTGCAAATTGTGCATAAAAGCCTGTAAGTGGTTCCTCAAGTACTTTAATTTTCATGGCTGAAATCAAAGCCTGTTTGATCATATCCTCGAAATCATCTGCAAAGTCCTGTGCCGACCGTTTACCCTGCTGAAATCCCTGAACAATCGCGTCGGCAATTCCACCAGGGGACGTTCCTGTCAATAATTCCATGTAGGTATCTTTCAGGTTGTAAAGTTCGCCTACCCATTTCTGGTATGCATCAAGAACCTGTTTAACGCGATCATCTCCGGTTTTTTCGTATTCAAGGGTGAGTTTATCAATACGTTTTTCATTCTCCGCAATTGCCTTTTCAATACCCTCAATAGAATACCCAAAAATGGGCTGACCTCCCGGCCTTCCAGCACCAGCACCAGAAACTGAATCCCCGCGATATCCGATTATGGCATCTCTCCCGGGGATAGTTAAAGAAACTTTTGCCAAACGGTTAATCTCGGATATGGCCCATGTCAAATCCCTGCCAATAGCCTGAATACCTTTTCTGAATCCATTTAGCTTATCTTCCCCAAAGGCCCTATCGATGGACCGTCCGATCATTTCAAATTGAAGGTCGATATTGTCGATGTATGAATTCATAGCCTCAACCATGGCCTTATATCGCTCTTCCTCCTTCTTTCCCTGAAGATCAAATAACTGGGTAATCCCTTTGTAGATCTGCAAAAAGCCAGTAAGATCACCCTGTAAAACTTTACCTACACCGGAGCTAACTGAGGAAATTCCTTTGAAGATTTCGTTATACTCTCCGAGGAACCCGGAAACATCAGTTATCACAGATACCAATTCCTGTGCAGATGCTTTTTTGAAATTTACGATTGCATTTTCGATCTCCTTAATTCTCAGCTCAATAGCTTTAACATCTGCTTCAGGTGTTTTCGGATCCGCTTTGGCAATTTTCAACCGTTCCAACTCATAGGCTTTGGCCTGGTTGAGCAATTGCAGGTATTTGCGTTTATTGAAGAGTATTTCGCTTTGAGACAGTTCCATCAATGAATCATTAATTTGTTTCTCGGATTCAATCCTCGACATCGCATAATCCCGGTTGATTTTGTCAATCTCTGCGTTTTTCGACTTTTGCAGTTGAGCCACCAGATCTGCATCGCCAAACTCTTTGGCTTCTTTAATGAGCGAATCATATTTTTCGGTTACCGCTTGTATTTCCAATGCCTGTTGAGTAATAAAAAACTCAGATGCTGTTTTCCAGATTTCCTTTACCCTGTCTGCAGATTGTTGATTGATAGCCTCAATCTCCTTTGAACGTTTTGTCGCGGCCAGCAACCACAATTCGTCAAACAGTGCCTGTTCGTTTTGCGGCAATACATCCACTTTCTTATCTTCCGGGAGGGATTGATTCATTACTTTTAACCGTTCGCCTGCCAGCCTCTGGATCATTTGGATCTCGTATTGATAATCGCGTTCAATTTCTGCCAGTTGTTTTTCCCGGCCTTCTTTCATTGCTGCAACTTTGGAAAACTCCACCCTCTGTTTGAGCTCTATTTCCTGCTCAGCCAACACTTCCAGCGATTTTAGCCGGTCACGTTCATCTTTTACCTGGTCTTTACTGGCACCCTGGATCCTGGCCTTTTCCGCTTCCAGCCGGTTTATATTGGCCTGGTACTCCAAATATTCTTTCCGGCTGGTGGATAATTCACGTTGTTTCTTTTTCTCGGCTTCAATTTCTTTGTCGATAACGTCAAGCGTTCGGGCTGCCTCCTGTTGTTGGGTACCTGACAAATCCGTTATCTGTTCATTAGTTTCATTAAGCTTTTTGGAATATTCGGTAAAAAGCCCGAAAAGCCGTTGGTATTCCTGGGATAGTTTATTGATCTCTTCCGGAGTAAGTTCTGCCTCTGTGGTTACCTGATCAAAGCCTCCAAAGTTTGATGTTTGAATCGTTACCGTCTTTGTGGTTTTCCCACTGTTGAGCGATTCCATGATTTTATCCATCTGGGCCTGTGTGTCGGATAGCAGTTTTTGCATTTCGCTACGCTGGTCAGCCAGGCTTTGTTTTGCTATTTCCCGTGACTTTTCGAAATACTTTGACAGACCACCCTCTCCCAGGTTGGAGAAATCAAATCCCGAAAGCTCCTTTATGAGGTCATTGAATTCCTTCATTTCCTCATTTGTTTTGTTGACTTTCTTTGCCAGATCATCATACCGGGACGCTGCCTTTTCAAGGGATTGCATTTTATCAAGATTCTCCCGGGTGGTATTGATCTTATCGGAAAGCTCGGAAAACTGTTTTTCAAGATCTTTCGTTTTGGGCAATAAAATTACCAGTGCTGCAACCATTGCGGCGATAGCCGTTGCAACTGCCACGTATGGATTTGCCATAAATGTTGCATTCACGGACATTTGCGCCCGTTGTACTCCTTTGAGCACTGCTATGTGTGCAGCCTCCCAAACCGTAACAGTCCGGCCAGCCAGCGCCGTTTCCAGCAATGCAACCTCATGAATTTTTTGCACAGCCGTTGAAGCAATTACAGCCGCCTTGTAAACACCATACGTCACGGCAATGCCTTTTAGAACGTCAAGCACAGTTTCATAATTCTCTACCAGCGTACCCAATGTCTGAATGGTACCGTAAATTACGCCTTCATTGCTTTCTCCCAGGCTTCCATACATTTGGGCAATACTATCCTTTAGGTTTGATATGGCTCCGGTAATTGATGCAGATTGTTGTTCCATCAGGTTTGCAAATTTGCCTCCATCGCTGGTCATGTTCACAATTGCCTGTTGGAGCTCAGCAAATCCGACTTTTCCCCGGGAAACAAGTTCCAAAACCGCTTTATCTGCCACCCCCAAAACTTTAGCCAGCTCACTAATTACCGGAACACCCCTCTCCGCAAACTGGTTAAGTTCCTCGGCCTGCAACCGCCCCTTTGCTCCAACCTGGCCATAAGCACGAATGATATCACCGATAGGAGCCGACACGCCTGCAGCTATATCACCGAGCCTCCTGAGCGTTTCTGTAACCATTTCTACCGGTTCATTGAAGGCCAGCAACTGTTTACCTCCCTGGGCAATTTCCTGCAGGGAAAACGGCGTTTTTGCGGCCATTTCAACCCATGTATTGGTGAGTTCCTTTGCTTTGTCACCTGATCCCAGCATGGTGGTCAGGGCAATTTCAAGCTGTTGCATCTCTCCCCGGATATTGGCAATGTTCATTGCAACCTCTTTCCCAAAAGCCAGCGTAAAGTATCCGGCTGCAGCCTGGCCGATTCTCCGGAAAGAATTATCCAAATTGTTAAACTGGGATTCAGTCGATCCAATAAAGTCGCTCACCTTCCGATTTATTTTCTCAATTTCCTGCTCAAGCTGTTTCGAATGCAGGGTAACATCAAACTCGATACTCATAACCTGTTAATTTTAAATATTTTATATTATTATTCTTTTTTTCGCAAAATATTGTCGCACCATTTTTTCGACATTAACTACTGCTAAATCACCCTGAACCGTAATCACATTATAACCTTTGCTTTCCACTGCTCCGGCATAATCCATTCCGGCTACCAGGATAAGCTGCAACCCGGCTATCCGGGGAACATTCTCAAGGGCTTTTAAAGCTGCATCAATCCCCTCTGGTTTTCCGCTCAGGCCCTGCCTTAAAACTCTTCCATCCTTCAAAACGAAATATCCAATTGAAGATCTCAGATTTCCGGATATGTCACCAAACCCACCCTGCGATTTTTTCATGTCTTTGGCATCCTTGACTGCTGCTTCACCGATATACGCCAGCTGTTCAATCAGGTCATTCTCTACTGCGTGCAGTTCCAGCTTCAAACGGTTTATGATGTGGTCATCTTTGAATCTTCGTTTTAGTGCCATAATTCTACTCTATTTAACTCAATGTAATTTATAAGACAATATAACTGCTGATAATCAGCTAATTATATATTTATCATATTTATTCGTGGTTTTTTCAGTCATTTCTGCCATTGTGTCACGGTCCATTTTTGACATTAATCCGCTCATTTTCTGACTGATAGACTTTAACAGTGGCCAGTTTACGTTTTTCCGTGAGAATACCGCCTGGGCCTTCCGGAAGAGCCTCCGGAATCTTATCCAATCAATGCTAAAATTCCTTTTCATGGTTTCGTTATTTGGATCCCGGCACGAGCAGTTTAGACCGTGCCGGGTTTTTATATTCAGATTTTTGCCACTGTATGATCTTGGGCCGGTTTATCCTCTCGCATCATCTTGATATAGTCTTCAGTCGACATTTCCCTGTCAGATAAAGCAAGCCATTCCGCGGGTGGCAATTCGCTATTCGAATTGAAGTACATCTCAATGTGTTCAGGTGTCATTTTCGCCTGGATACACTGATTTACAATTTCCTTTACTTCATCTTTTGTAATTAAAGCTTTCATAATGAATGTTTTATTAATTATCAATTTTTAAATTAACTCATTCGGTTAAACCATGAAGTTAGTTTTAATGAAACCGTTTGCATCCGGTGAGATCCTGCAATACTTCCCATTTTCTTCAAAGCTCAGCCAGGTAAAATAATTTGGATCAATGTGTTCTTTCAAGGAAGGTTCACCCATCTTTTCGGCCAGTTCCTCAAGCCGGTTAAAGGCATCTGCCAAATATTTCAGGTTTTGCCAGAATTCTTGTTTTTCGACGGTATCGATATCGACGGTAAAAGAGTTTTCCACGCTCGTTTTGAATTCTTTTGAAAGCACCACTGTTCCTTTGTTGAGTTCAAGATCACCCGGTTCAATACCGGATGGACCATACACCTGGTGCATCTCAGAAAATACCTGCAAATAGGAATCTTCATCAATGTTCATTGCATCATTCAGCATGGTTCTTTTCAGTTTGTCCGGGATATCCAGTTTCTCCACTGAAGGCCGTGCCTGCTCAAGCAATACGTTTTTCACGTAGTCAACGCCTGACGAATAAAATCCTTTCAGGTGCTCAATTGTTGGATGGATATCCTCCATTTGCAACAGTTTATTGAGTTTTTGTGTGACCGGCAAAACTCTTTCGGCTTTTTGAATACGCCGTTTGATTTGATCTTCGTTTTTGTAAATTATCATATCGAAATTTTTAAAATGGTGTATCATTGGATTTATATTTAAGCATTATGGTTGTTGGCCTGGTTTTCGGCCATACGTCTGGCAAGGTCTTGAGCTGCTTCGAATGCAAGTTGCTTTGTGCGGTCGCTTTTTGAATTGAAGTTTCGGGAATGTTGGCCGTTGGTGGAATTTTGCTTTTTGTTTTCTGGCTTAAACCAGACTGAATTCATTTTCTGCTTCCAGTTTTTTACCTGGTTACCTTTTGCATCTACCCAGTTAGCTACTGAATAATATTCAAAAGCTCTTTTTGCGACTTCTTCACAATATCCTTTTTCTTGAAAATAGGAAATTACTTCATCAATGGAAGGCGGCGAAAATGGTTTATCTGTTTTATGGTTTATAGGGTCTATGTTTATAGGTTTATTTATGACTGCAATGCTACTGCTGTGCTTTTGTATGTGCTTCTGCTGTGCTTTTGTAAGTGCTCCTGTATTTGCCTTTGTATTTTTTACAATGGCAATTACAGTGGCACTGTATTGATTTTTGCTTTTTTGAATCACTTCAAAAAATCCCCATTTAACAAGATCCTCAAAGGCTGAAGCATAAGTACGCCAATTTTTAACGCCTATTGCATCCATCGCCATTTGAGTAGGAAGGCCGAATTTAGGACTCCAACCCATCCGATTCCAGTGTTCAATCGCAAAGAAGTAAAGTGCAGTATGAGTAGGTTTAATTAAGTCCGGGTTTTCAAAACACCAATCAAACCACGCCCTGGATAATTCATAACCGGTAATATTTTTTTCACTCATAATGCTCAGATTTTAGAAAATTATAAGGGGAACCAGCTCTGACACGCATACATCCAGGGTTTACAGTAAACGTGGAAGTAATCTGTGATTCACAAACTAAAACATTGAAAAAAAGTTGGTAATAATGGAAAGTATCATTAACTTTGCTCTCAGTTTTTTTCCATACTGGGCTGGCTGGGGCTGGCCTTTTTTCTTTATTCATCTCCTTATCCTCCTATATTTCAACGGTACTTGCAACTGAACAGCCTCTTCAATTTCAGATGATTTGTACAACACCCGGTTACCAATTTGATAGGATTTAAGTTTCCCGGTATTTTTCCAGTTATACAATGTTGTTGGTGAAATTTGAAGCCGTTCACAAACCTGATCCCCGGTCATGTACTTATCCTCTGGCTCCGGCTTTGGAACTACCAGAAAACCGGCCAGAGCTTTGGAGACAGCCTGATCAATAATTGCCTGAAGATCCTCGGCTGTGACCTGGTAAACGATAGTCTGGTTAAAGTGAGGCATATTTTGCATTTCTTTCAGCTTTAACTGATTCAACTTCGTTAAGATCGAAATAACTTTTATTACCCTTCCTTACTTTTGTCTTAAATCTCTCATTCAATACAAGACGATAAAAACCATCGTATGAAAGTTTAAGGATCCCCATTGCCTCTCTGGTACTTATAAGTTTCTTTTCCATAATAAATAGTATTTAGAATTATGGAAGCAAAGAAAAAGGTAACCACTATAAACAAATAAAAACAAGTATTTTGAAATTTTCGCACATTTGCAAAACGCTTGAATTTTTGAGGCCAACAAAAAAGGCCAGCAAATGAATGCTGACCCTTATCTATTGAATATCAATACTTTATTATACTACCCTTAATTTCGGCTTTGGATTGAAATATTCGTGCCCAGATAACACCTCTGCATTTCCTTTACTGTCAAGTCGAATGTATTTCAGGAACTCTTTCTCTGTTTTGTGGCCGGTAATTTTCATGATGGATATGGAAGGGATTCCACTCAGGTACATCAAGGTGGCCCCGGTTCGTCTGGCGGTATGGGTCGTTATTAAAGTGCATTTTTCAATTGTACGTTTTGAGATTTTACCTCCAATATTTTCAGAAATTTCAACCAGGTCCGTTATTTTTGCCTGTCTGCATATCCCTTTTATCTCAGCGTTTACATATTGCTCATGGGTTTTCGGCAGTTTGTAGTCATAACGTTTGAGTATTTCAATCAATTCAGGGCGGCACGGAATCTGAACCGGGGTGTCGGTTTTCTTTTGACTGAGTTCAATAGCCAGAGATCCATTATTCAGCTTAACAACATTCCCATGAGAAATCCGGTGATAATCACTAAAGCGCTGGGCCGTATAAACGCCCACCAGAAAGACGTCCCTGTATAACCGCTGGCCCTCATTATCGAGCTTCAGATCATACAGCCTGGCAACCTCATTGTCGGTCAGAAAAACCGTGTAAACATCGTTATGAATCGCCTTGAATGCTTTTCTCAGATATTCAACATTTGAGTGTAATCCTTCCTCTTTTGCCGCCTGCATAAAGGTTTTTAAAGCTTTGATGAATTTCCCAGTTGAGTTCATTTTAAATCCCAGCTCATTAAAATAGCGGAGTATTTCCTTGTAAAGATCAAGGTTAACATCTTCAAAATTCAAACTTTTCCCCTTTACTTCTTGAAATTTATCCCAATTCATTTTCCAGCTTTTCAGCGATTTTACAGTATCCTTTGAAAAGTGCTGGCCCTTCGTGGTTAATCTATGCCCGGATTCAGCTTCGTCGATATATCGCTTAACAAACAGGTTGAAGTCTTCCGGCGGTTTTGGCGTGTTATCCTCAGGGTGATGGAACAGATGAACCAAATTTGTTAACCATTCCTTTGTAACGGTCATGCCAGGCCGGTAATTATTGAGAATGTGCATGCGTAAATTTCCCAAAGAATTTAGCAGTTTGTGCGCATCCTGTTTGGTGAAAATGTCATTACATGCCGAATTTCTGATCTTTTCAACACTTGGGTCTTTTCTTTGCGGTTTTTTCTCACCATCCACTCTGATAACTGGCTCATCAGGATTAATAATTGATCCACCAGCCCAGGCCTCAGTCAATACTAAGAATTCAGTAGGGATCCTGAAGTTAGCTTCACGGCCAACAGTGAAACGGAGGTAAATTTTTGATAACCGACCAGGTACTTTTGACCTCAGATAGTAGTAAACCGATGCCATGATGTTTTTTGGCGAAGATAAGAAATGGGCAACAAATGTGCAACCAAAGATAAATTTATTTAATTTTATCTTTATTCATATTTATATAAACCATATACAAACTAACTGATTTATAACTGATTAATATGCCGCATAATGTATGCAAAAGACTTTAATCAAATGCATGATTCTGGTCCTGGTGGCACCACCAAGCAACAAAACGCAACATCTGAAAATCAAGGTGTTGCGTTTTTTATTCCTCTTTTTTTTAACCAAATGGGCAACAGATGTGCAACGTTTTTTATCTTTGGAATGTTTAACGAGTATTTTGAATAGTGCTCCCCTGGTGTAAATCCGGTTAACCAGACCGGCACCGGGACCGCACTCTGGATTGACAGGGGTACTTTATCCCGGGACTGTTTACCGATGAACGGCCCCGGGATTTTTTATTCAACTGCCTCATTTATAGAGGAATTGACCAATGTGAGAAAATCTCACATTGATGATTATCAGGCAGTTATAACGGTACACGGAGGATCCAAAATTCTGGTTTTGATTTCAGGTTTTTTCAGGTTTTCGGCTCAATTTTCAATGTCCGAAAATCGGATATTGATAGTTATCCTTTTCATAATTCTGGTTATTACCTTAAGTTTTCTTAAGTTTTGTGCTTCAAAGTCACTGTGAGAAAATCTCACAGTGGTCAATGCGTGATGATCTCGCTTTTTGTTTTCTGCAATAAAAAAGCCTGCGGGCTTCACAGCTGGCAGGCTCATGTTTAACCAAAAATACACCGGTTATACCGGGTAAACTCAACAAAAACTAACCATGTACTCTATTTTTACCTCTCGATGTATATTCCTTTTCCAGCAACGAACTTAATCCTCATTGCATACTTAACAATCAATTCTCCAAGTGATTCCACGTCAATTAGTTTTAATCCATCACAATCGTCCCATTCAACTTTAATGATTGTCCCAGGCTGATTGCTTTTTCCAAGTAGCTGAATTCTGATATCAAATACTTGACTTTCTGTTTCTTCTTTGATGATGTAAGACATAATTATAAAATTTTAAGGTTTTAAAAAATCACTTTCGGTTTTAGGTTTTCTTAGGTTTTCGGCCTCTGCAAGTTGCTTTTCAAAGGCATCAATTTTCCTGGAAAAGAATCTGATCCGTTCCAGGGATAGATCTATTTCACCTGAATATTGGTCTTCACTTTCAATCCATTCAAGAATCCTCAATTCGTGTTCGATGATTAAGGCCGTGAGGATCGATATCCGTTTTCTGATTGCGCTTTTGCTTTTCATTTTTGTTGGTGTTTATGTGTTATCGTTACTATGCTGATTCTCATAGATCCGTCTGGCCAGATCCTCTTTAGCCTCATTTACTTTATCCTTAACAATATCACTCCGGGTTTTATAGCCTCTTCCGGAAGGTCCGGACGATGGAACAGGAATGTTCCAGTCAATGGAATTCATTCTCATTTTTCCGATTAAGCCGGGTTCATTTGCATGCAATACGATTCGCTGGTGGTCGGAAAACTTAACACCAGCCTGGGAGTAAATTGGAAGTCCGTGACTGTCATAATCACCGGACAGAATCTTTTCAATGCTTTTCAGGATCCAGGTCATGGATGCTTTCACTCCGGTTTCATTGTAGCCGTTGCAATACCAGCTGGTCGCCGCCCGGGAAATTGCATTCTTGATTTTTTCTGTTCCGAAGGTCTTAACAGCTAATGCAATTGCGTTTTTAAGCTTATCAGAATTTTCTTCCTGGAAATTTGATGATGATGATCGATAAAAACCGTAAAGGTCAGAATCATCATAATCATCATCAGTAACAGTATCAGATACAGTTTCAGTATCAGAATCAGTATCATCATCAGTATCGGTATTTTTGGTATCGTTTGGTATACCAGATTTACCAGTCGTATTTTTGGTATCGTTTGGTATACCAGATTTACCAGTTAAATTATTGGCCCATCGCTTTTCTATGTTATCTTTATTTCGATGACATATACGTTCATACTTTTGCAGGTCACGCTCAAATTGACTTTTCATAAATTCAAACGCGACTTTTGCACTGGTAGGTAATGCTGGTATTGTTCCGTCAATATGCCATTGGAAAATTGCATCTAACAGCCTTCCTTTATCCTCAAAGCTTATATCTTTTATAGGTTGATAAAAGGAATGGTAAAGCAAAAAACTCTCTTTCATGGTTACTCAATTATCCCACCAGCAGATCACCGGTGGTTACGTGGTATTTAAATTTTACTATCACCGTTGGTACCGTTACCCATGGGCCGGTAACCTTGATGTAGTCGTAATGAATCTCCGGAACCGGAATATTAACTTCCTGAAAGAATTGTTCAATACTGAACAGTGCTTTGTCGATGATCTCAACCCCAATTTCGAGGGAGCATCCGTTTTGAACTGATATTTTTCGTTTCATGGAAAGGTGATTTTGTAAAGTTTCATTGTAAAGTGTTAAGTTCTATTGTTAAGTTGCTCGAACGGATCATCAATTACCTCAAGGGTGCACTCTTCCGGTAGTACCAGATGATCTTTGTAGTTTTCAGCATAGTAATCTGATTTGAAATTCCGGTACAGGTGTACTTTGCCGGTTTTGGAATTCGTGATCTTTACAGCTTTCATTGTTTTAGAATTTTATGGTTAAACAAAATGACTTATTAAATTCTGGTTTTTGATCTGGCAGGTAATTTTCGACTTAACAAACCGGTTAACGGTTAACATCTCACGGATCTGCCTTTCGGCTTCTGACCAGTGGCGGTAAACCCGGCGATCATCCGAATAGTGGTAGTTGAAATCAAACCTGTTGATCTGGGTTGCAAGGTCGTTCACCAGTTTGTCACGGTATTGGCGGTAACGGTTCCAGGCTTCTTTCAATGCCTGGGAAAAAGAGCAGCCGGTTTGCTTTACCAACTGGTAAGCTCTTTTAAAAACTACTGACCGGAAATTCAATGTTGAGTTCATGATGTATTACATTAAATATTACTCGACAAAGATAATGTATTATTAATGTACTACAAAGTAATTATAGTTAAAATTTGTTAAAATGTATTACACTGTGAATCCATATAGTGTAATTTTGTACTACACTATAAATACATCAGTATGAATAAAATTAAATCGAAGGATGTTTTGAGAATAGATGAAATACTACAATCGAAAAACATCAGCAAAACAGATTTCGCAGATAAGCTCGGAGTTAACAGGCAAACCCTGTATAGCTTTATGAATAGGAATATCACCCTTGAAACCATCCTGAAGATTTCAGACACTCTGGAAGTTGCTCCCTGGCAACTGTTCACCGACAGCCAGACCGCTGGCAATTCTGGTAAGCTATACGGCGTTGTGGTTTACGATGGAACGCCCTACCATGTCCAGAGCATTGAAGATTTGGACAAATTATTGCAGCTCGCCAAAGCATGAAACACCTCAGTTTTTTATGCCTCACATCGATTTCTGGCCACTTTCACCCGAAAGATGTATATTTTATCATTCCG